GCCCGCGCCGCCCGTCGAATGCCGGCATTCAATCCACAAATCGATCCTTGTGGATCTCACCGATGGCAAACACGATGTCTGCAACGAACCAGGTGGAAAGACCAGCAATAAACAACCATCCGAGAACCAACGACATGTGTATCACTCCAGACTCCAGGCAACGGACACGGGGTGAGAAACGGATATCACCCCAACACCCAATTAGACGTGCAATCGGACCAAATATAACGCGCAAATCACTACAATTCTGCAATTTAGTGGAAAGTAGTCGCAAGGCATTGAAGGACAACGGGTTAGAAACCGGTATATTTTTCTCAATTGGATCGATTTGGGGTGATATCGGACGATATCGGGCGATCCTGGAGTGATTCGGGGTCGATTCCAGGGGGTGTTTTCGCGCGCTTTCGGTGGTGGCGAGTGGGATCGGTGGTGGTGAGATAAGCGAATTGACCAGGTGCCGGCCGTTCGACCCCTCGCGTGTGCGATGACCACCACCGACCAGACTGACCGGCCTAGGTGGACACCTCGCCCACCTGGTGGCTTGTTGGTGGCCAATTCCCGGTTTGCCGTCTCCAGGGGCTTAGGTGGCCACCTGGTCCGCCAATTCGACCCCTGGAACCCATCAATTGATTCCGATGCGTTCCCGGTAACCGGGGGGGATCCGATCCGCGACCCCCCCGCCCGACGAATGGGACTCCGGGGATAACCCCCGCTCGCCGCCATTCCATCCGGAATATCCCTATCTTCGTATATCGCATCGTACTGGCGACTCCCAGGCCATTCCGTGCCAATACCCCCTTCCGAGAACTTGGCGTCCTTTGAAGAGAATGGCGTTCTTTGTGTGAACCTCGAAGAAAACGTGGTCTTTGTCGCTTGATGTAAATATGACAATTATGTCTGTGTTCTGGTTGTTTTTTCTTGAGTCGGGGTACTGTTCTTGTACTCTTGTAGTTCCATGGAGGGGATTGGGATGGATTCGGAATTTATGGGTGCATTGCAGAGTCTGGAGGGGAGAGGTCCGTTGCGTGATCACCGGAAGGATGGTGTGAGCTTCGGTGGTGAGACGAGTGTCCGTGATGGGATGGAGTGGGTTGGTGAGAAGGTTGAGTTGATGCGTGAGCGATGGGAGCAGGGTCTGGATATCTGGACCGGGGAGCCTTCTGAGGAAGAGTGATGTCTGGTGTTTCAGTAAAACCGGAGTTCTACCGGACTCCTACCGAGGAGACTGCGGTTTTACTGCGGTCTCAGTTGCATGCCCAGGAGGTGTATTTCCTTCAGCGTGAGGAGGACTGGAAGTCTGACTTGCGGGAGAGCATGGATCGCGAGGAGCAATTCCGTGTCCGTCTCAGGGAATTGGACACGGAGGTGAATATCCGTGCGAATTCGCTGGCTGCGGGGCACAAGCTTGTTGCTTTGTCGGTGGAGGTTGAGCAGCACCGCCAGCGTGTTCAGGAGTTGGAGGGTGAGGTTCAGAGTCTGGTAGCACGCCTGGAGGAGGCGAATTCCGATGCGGTGAAGGTGCGACTGGCAGAAGTTGGCTGTGACTGGGCCGGTTGTTCCGACCACCGAAATGGTGCTTGGCGTTTCTGCAAGTTGCACCTGGATGCGGCGAGGAAGGAATTGGTGGATGGTGGCTACCTCCAGTCGGTTCCATGGCGAGGTGGTGGCAAGCGGACTCCCGAGATGATGGAGGATGTCTACGAGACGAAGAATGGACCTATGGAGTGAGTGATGATCCGTGAGAGGATTGTTGACGAGTATTTGGAGTCCCGACCCGATCCGCCCCGTCATTGCCCGTTTTGCGGCACTTATTGGCAGGGACCGTATATCGATGTCGTTGAGAAGGATGTCGACCCACTGGGAATTGTTCCTGATCTCTCCGGCGAAACGGTGTGGGTTGTGACGTGTTACCAGTGTGCATTTGATGGTCCGTGGGGTCACGACCGGCAGGAGGCCATCGACAAATGGAACGTGAGAAAGCAAGACCAGCACCGACTTGCTGTTTCCCGGTCTTACCGGCAGGACAAGAAAGCGTAGTGAGTGATGAGTGTCCGTGAGTACCACGTTCTGAATCTGGGTGCTGGCGTTCAGTCGACGACGTTGTATTTGATGGGTATGCACGGTGAGTTGGAGCGGAATTTCGACGTAGCGATCTTCGCCGATCCCGGCGACGAACCGGAAGCGGTCTACAAGCACCTGTCCTGGTTGGAGTCGTTGAACGGGCCGAAGATCATTCGCGCGTCTGCCGGTTGTCTTGGCGACGATCTAAAGACCGGCAAGAACGGGGAAGGCAGACGGTTCGCTTCGATTCCAGCATTCACCGCGAAGAACGAAGGCGTTCCTCTGGGTATGGTCCGCCGTCATTGTACGGCGGAATACAAAATAGAAGTCATCACCAAGGCAATCCGCCAGGACATTGTCGGTCTCAAACCGCGTCAACGAATGCCGAAGGGTGTACACGTTCACCAGTACGTCGGGTTCTCGTATGACGAACCAGGAAGGGCCGCGCGAATGCGGGGGCGTTTCAATTCTATCCCGTGGGCGTCGTGCCACTTCCCGTTGATTGACGAAGTCATGAAGCGGGGCGACTGTTTGCGATGGCTGGACGATCACGGCGTCCCGCATGAAACGCCGCGATCTGCTTGTGTGTTTTGTCCGTTCCATTCAAACGACGAATGGCGGCGGGTAAAGGCAAACCCGGCGGACTGGGAACGCGCGTGCGAAGTTGACGATTCTTTGCGAGTCGAAGGCAGCATCGCAAACCGCGGATTACATTCGCGGTTGTACGTTCACAAATCGTGCCGTCCGCTTCGGGACGTGGACCTGGACGACAACCAGCTGTCGTTGTTTGACATGGAATGCGAGGGCGGTTGTGGACTGTAGAAAAGGAGAAAAGGCATGGAAGCCTACCTGGGGTTTTTGTTCATTGTGTGCGGATTTGCTGTTCTGGCTTCTGCGATGATTGATCTGGCTGGCGGTTGGCGAGATGAGGATTGATGTCATCAACAGCCCCAAGCGGCCGTATTCCGACAGGCTTATTTCGATCAGGCGTCGTCGCCACGAGATCATGCCCAATGACGTGCTGTGGCTGATACATGAGGTCGAGAGCCTGCGTGACCGACTGGAGTCTTCTGAGAAGAGTCTCAGGGCTGCACTGGATGGGTTGCGGAGGCACAGGGACTGATGAAACCGAGACCGTGCCCGGAATGTGGAAAACCCCCACAGATCATGGAGAGGGTTCACGACCCGAAGCATGACGTGCATATGGGTGCTGTGACTTGTCCTCACTGCCTGATCACGGCCCTGGGGGATACGACACAGATGGCGATAGATGCTTGGGAACTTACCTGTGACGAATTGGAGGAGGGGAAGTGATGACAGACTTTGGTGACGCTTTAGGTAGGAATATCTTTGAGGCCATTCAGGGTGGCGTGTCTAAGGCACTTCAGGAAGACCCTGAATTCAGAGACCTATTGGCCAAGGCAATTGAGACGGGGTGCAGGGACGCATTTCTCAATCAAGTTGGCTTCGGAGAATTCGTCCAGATGTCGATTTCTGACGGAGTCAAAGAAGCGTTCCTTGAGAGAGCGGAGGGGAAGTGATGACGAGTGAGTGGGAATTGCTGCCATGCCCGTTCTGCGGGGAGCAGCCGGAGTGGAAGAGGTCCACGTCCGAGGATGATTCGGGGAAGACGGTGGTGCATCATCGGTTGGCCTGTCTCGACAGGCGCACCAGGTGTCACACCAGGTGGTACACTGACGAAACACGCGCCGTCGGTGCATGGAACGGGAGAGACAAAGATGATGACCAAGGATGAGTTCTGGGAGCATCTGAAGTCCGAGGGGATGATGAAGGAATTCAAGGCGTCGAGGGTGGCCTACGAGGAGGCCGGTCTTTCCTCCAAGGATGCCTGGACCGCCGCCGCCAACGAACTCGGCTACGGGGGGACGGCCAGCACCAATCCTTCCAAGAAGGTGAAATCTGATCTCCCGAAGAAGAAGGAAAAGCCCAGGGTCAGCAAGGACCAATTCCAGGGAAAGTCGGCCAGTCTCCGTGCCGAGTTCCAGTGGGTCTACGAAAGTGTTGCGGTCGATGACGTAAATCCGGAAGATGCACCGAGTTCTGGAGCATGGGGACTGTTGGAGTTTGCCAGGAGCGATCCAAGGACTTTCTATTCCCGGTGGTTGGAGATGGCATCCAAGGCCGAGGACAGGGACTTGGTGATGGAAGGATTCCGAGAGGATGCCCGTCGCGCCACTTCTGAAATCGCGGAAATGCTCGAATCCATCCAGTCTGCCGTTGTACAGCAAGGTTCCCAAGGGGTTGCAGGAGAACTTGCAGTACCGGCAGGAGGTGCTGAAGAGAGCGGGTTCTGACAGGAATCTGCAACGGGAATTGTGGATCGCTTGCAGCAGGGACATTCTCTACTGGGTGAATGTCTTCGGTTGGACGTATGACCCCCGGAAGATCTCTTCGGGGATGACGCCCAAGTTGCCGTTCATCACCTGGGAATACCAGGACGAGGCTTTCCTGGCCCTCGATGAGTCCGTCGGACAGACCGATGTCCTGATCGAGAAGAGCCGGGATATGGGAGCGAGTTGGATCTGCCTGACGCTGTTCACATGGCGTTGGCTGTTCCGGCCCATGGAAAGCTACCTGATGGTTTCCCGCAAGGAATCCCTCGTGGATGGCTCCGGGGACTCCCTGTTCTCCCACGTCGATTTCATCCTCAAGGGATTGCCGGAATGGATGCGGCCCAATTTCAGAAGAAACAAGTTGAAATTGATCAACCTTGAGAACGGCTCGAAGATGGAGGGGGAGAGTACCACCGACAACATCGGTCGTGGTGGCAGACGGACGGCGATGCTGGTCGACGAGTTCGCCGCCTTCGAGCAGGGTGGCTGGGATGTTCTCAGCGCGACTGCGGACAACACCAATACCCGGATCTTCAACAGCACTCCCTCCGGTACGGCCAATGCGTTCCATGCCCAGAGACAGGCGGGAACTCCCCGGTTGCGTTTCCACTGGTCAGAGCATCCCGAGAAGTCCTACGGACTGTACGAGGACGAGGACGGGAAACAGAGATCCCCGTGGTACGACCGGGAATGCGTCCGCCGGGCACACGCCGTGGAGATCGCCACGCAGTTGGATATCGATTACCAGGGAAGTGATTACCCGTATTTCGATCCCGACACTCTTCGGTCACTGATGAAGGAGTACTGCTGTCCCCCGCTTTACCAGGGGACACTGCATATCGAGCCGGGAAATGAGGGACGGTTCGAGGATGACGGCGAGGGATTCCTGAAGATCTGGTGCAGTCTTGACGAGGAGGATCTTCCCCGTGCCGACAGGGATTACGTCATCGGTTGTGACATCTCCCAGGGAACCAGGGCCAGTGATTCGGTGCTGACTGTGGGTGACCGTCTCAGCGGTGAGAAGGTTGCCGAGTGGGCAGACAATGAAACGAGTACGGTGCGACTGGCCGAGATCGCCGTGGCTCTTTGCAGGATGTTCAAGGGTCCGGGTGGTCGCGGGGCTTTTCTGATCTGGGAGGCGACTGGTCCTGGCAGGACTTTCGGAAAGACAATCGTCGAGGAATTGTATTACGGAAATATCTATTACCAGACACATGATCAGCGAATATCGAAAAAGGTGACCGACAGGCCGGGCTGGTATTCCACGAGTGATGGGAAAAAGGATCTGTTGGCAACATATCGGGAAGCGTTATTCAGCAGGGGTTTCATCAATCCCAGCAGAAAGGCTCTTGAAGAGGCAGGGGAATACGTTTATCTTGCGAGTGGAAAAATTGAACACGGGGGTTCAGCGAGATCACTTGATCCGACCAACAGGGGCACTGGGCACGGGGACCGTGTCATTGCAGATGCACTCTGTGCGAAGGTACTTCGCGAACGCAGGGAAGAGACGAAGGAACCGGAAATCGTAATTCCGGTAATGTCCCTTGCGTGGCGTCGGAATCAACGGGAACTTGAGGTTTCCGACGAGTGGCACTGAATCCAAAAAAACACACGGACGTGTCCCGTCTTCGGGAGGCAATGCATGCTTCCCGCAAGAAGTTGGAATCGTTCCGGGTTCGCCACCGCCAGGCTATCGAGCAGTACGTCGGATCGTATTACTCCGACGACGGCACATCGAAGCCCGTCCATGTCAATCTCATGGAATTGGCTGCGAACATCTACGAGAGACAACTTGTCGCCCGCCCGCCGCAGGTGCTGGTGCTGACTCGCAACGAGCAGATCAAGCCCTACGGCATCGAGTTCGAGCAGGTGATGAACGACTCGTTGAAGGACTACAACGTCCACCGGGTCTTGCAGCGTTGCGTCAAGAGCGGACTGTTCTCGATGGGCATCTGCAAGGTGGGAATCGAGGACAAGGGAGTCATCGAGAAAAGCGGATACGACTTCTCGATGACCCGCCCCTACTGCACCGACATCCTGATTGATGACTGGGTGCATGACATGACCGCGCGGGGCCAGGACGAGATCGGCTACTGCGGACACCGCTACCGGATGAACCTTGAGGACGCCAGGGCCTTTCCCGGTTTCGACAGGAATGTCCGCAACAATCTCCAGCCAGCCAGGGAGTTGAACTACAACGAGAGCGGTGACGAAAGAATCAGCACCCTTGCCAGCGGGTTCGGCGGGTTCGACACGGAGTACGAGGAGAAGGTCGAGTTGTGGGAGATCTGGCTGCCGAGGGAGAAGTTGCTGGTCACCCTTGGACCCAACGAGGGCGAGTTGCCACTGCGGGTGGTGGAGTGGGACGGCCCGGACAGGCGACTCGGCCCGTTTCACATGCTGTGGTTCTCCGAGGTTCCCGGCAACTCGATGCCCCTGGCCCCGGCGATGCTCTGGACCGGACTGCACAACATCGTCAACGGCCTGTACCGGAAATTGGAGAGACAGGCACAGAGGTCCAAGGTGATCGGGCTGACCCGTGGCATGGACACGGGGGATGCCGAGCGGATCCGCAAGACATCCGATGGTGAAGTGGTCGCGGTGGACAACCCCGACTCGGTTGTCGAAAAGCAATTCGGGGGCATCGACCAGCGGAACTTCGCCTTCATGTTGCAGAGCAAACAGTTGTTCTCGTGGTTGGCGGGAAACCTTGAGAGTCTTGGCGGGCTGGGAGCGAGCAGCGAGACGGTCGGCCAGGACCGCATGATTACAGCGAGTGCCAACCAGCGCATCGCCGGTATGCAGGACCAGGTGATGCGTTTCACTCGCGACATTATCAGGGATTACGGCTACTGGCTCTGGTCGGATCCGATGAAGACCTACGATCTGGAGTTGGATTTTCCAGACGTGCCGACGGTCCAGAGCCAGTTGACTCCCGCCGAGCGTCAGAGCCACTCCTTCTATCAACACGAGTTGGAGATCGAGCCGTACTCGATGCAGTACCTCTCTCCGAACCAGCGTTTGCAGAGTATCAACCAGATCGTCCAGGGCGTGATCCTCCCCGCTCTCCCGTTGATGGAGAAGCAGGGGATGGGGATCGACATGGAAGCGTTGCTGAGTATCTACGCCAAGTACAGCAATCTTCCTGAACTCAACGACATTGTCGTGACCGCCGCCGAACAGGCTCCCCCTCCGGAAGACCCGAGGCAGAGTCCGGTGACGATGCGGCAGAACGAAAGAATCAACCGGGCGGGACCGGCGACTCCCGGTCGTGACGAACAGCAGATGATCCAGCAGATGATGTCTGGATCTGAACCGCAGATGCAAGGAGCCTGAAATGCCCCCTCCTCAATTTCCGCAAGTTCCCAACGTCGGAATGGCCGGATCCTTCGCAAACCGGCCCTACCAGCAGGCACTCGATCAGTATCAGCT